ATTCTTCTTGCGGCTTACCACACTTACGTTACTGCTCTTATTATTCGTTGGGTTGCCATCTTTGTGATGGACATCTTTTTTGTCGCCTTTTGTCGCCTTGCCTGAAGCCAAAGCTGCACGACGGGCTTTGTTACGTCCAGCGCGTCGTGCCTTCTGCTCAGCAGTTTTATGGTACTTGTATTCTTCTTTGTAATCGCGCTCAGTAGCCATTGCTCTTTTTACCTTTAGTCTTAGTGGCTTTCTTTTTTGCCTTCTTCTTGCTGGGTTGATTCAAAACGCATTGTTTACCTTTACCTTTATGCATGATTAGTATCCTGGTTGATGGGGGTTTTTAAACTATTTTTAGTTAGGTACCGCCGGAAACGTCACATCCTCAAGCGCCGTTATGTGGGAAAAATCATCCGTGAGGTCTCTCAGTGTTTGGCGATACATCTGCCAAGCACTTCTTTGTTCTGCTGTAAGTGGTGAATCTGTAACCTGTGTCCAATCTGAGCTAGAAAGAGCAAAGTCCCTTACTTGGCGTACTTCTAACATTGCCCGCGCAGTTTTCTCTTCATCAGTTAATTCAGGTTTTGCAACGACCTCACCGTGAACAATACATTGCGTTGCATCGTCTGCCTCACCCTCCATTATTAACTCATTACCGCTACGCTGAAGCGCAAACACTTCATCAGGGCAAGACCCAGTACGTAAAATCACCCCGTCAGTAGAATATATAATGAACCGCTTCATTTTTTTGTTTCCAAAGTTCTGAGATAAGCGTTGCTAACCAAAAGATTAGAACTTCCAAGCGCCGTCGGAAAAACCTTCAACGTGTACGTGTAAGTCCCAGATGAAGGCGTTTCTGAAAAAAGAAACGACTGCACTGCACCGTTCGTTCCAGGGATATAAAAATGCCCAGAATTAAAAATCTGAGTAGAACCACGAAAAATACCAAAAATTGCAAGTCTCCCAGTACTTCCAGTTTGGCTCCTTGCCCTAAAACCTACGGCTATTTCTATTGGTGCTCCTGTAGCCGCGTGAGTAATGCTTTGTACTGTTTGATAACCTCCGCCTTGAGTTAGCGTTTGGTCAGCTACTGTGATGTTGCTCACAGGAAACGTCACCGCTTGGTCTGCAATCTTTAGGGTGTTTACCTGCAGGTCACCGATCTTTGCCGTTGTGATCTGAGCATTGCCAATATGCGCCGTCTGCACACCAAGGTTTTTAATAACGACCGTTGGCACGCCGTTCAGGGTTTGTGAGGTAATTGTCGAGTTGTCTAATATCAGTTTTGAGGCATCAACCGTGTTGACGTTGATCCTAGCGGCGCTGATAAACCCCGCGTTAATTTTATCTGCATTGAGGGTGCCTATTTTTGCTGACTCGATTGACCCGTTCTTAATAAACGCGTCAGCCATATACACGCCAGCTGGAACTGTCTCACCGTTGATCGTTGTCTGTGCGGCCTGCACAACAAAAGGCACAGTAGCGGCGGTGGTATTGGAGCCCCCCCGCATAATGGCAAACCGATCAGCGTTAACTATGAATTCAGATGTGATATTGCCAGACGATGTAGCTGTACTCGCCAAACCAAAGCCAGCGACTGCACCATTAGTGTCAATCTTAACGGTGTACTGCCCTTCTAAGTCACCAATGTCTGAAGCGTTCACACTATACGCCTGCTCTACCGTTACACCTGTACCACCAGCATTATCCAGCCGTGCCGTAAGGCCGTTAACTGTAGACGCTGCCGCTGATGCAGAGCCAGCGGCATTTGTTGCAGCGCTAGCAGCTGTAGCCGAATAAGTGCTGGCGTTTGAAGCACTAGAAGCAGCATTAGTCGCTGACGAACTAGCAGCGCTGGCAGACGTACCTGCTGCTGACTCAGAGGCGCTTGCATACGAAGCACTGGTAGCCGCAGCAGAGGCGCTCGCCGCAGCATTTGTTTTTGAGGTATCCGCTGCAAGCCTAGAGGTCTGAGATGCTGTTGCTGAATTTCCTGCGTTTGTAGCATAAGTCGCGGCACTAGTTGCGCTCGTTGATGCAGCAGTAGCTGAGTTCCCAGCTGCTGTCTGACTACTAGCCGCAGCTGTAGCCGAAGCTGTAGCAGAAGAAGCCGAACCCGCAGCGCCCGAAGCAGAACTTGAAGCCGCATTCTGTGCCGTTACCGCGTTACTCTGAGCAGTTTCAGCATTAGTTTCAGCTATCTCAGCGTTGCTTTCCGCCGTTTCAGCATTACTTTGGGCTAACAATGCTGCGACTTGCGCGGTAATTGCCGCAGCCTCACTAGCCGCAGCTGCCGCAGCACTAGTTGCAGCAGCTGCGTTATCACCGATAGCGGAGCTTAAAGATTGAGATAACTGGCTATCTGTAACCGCCCCAGTTAGAAGATCTAAAATATAAGTTACATCGACAGCTGTCTCGCCCAATGTGCCTGTGCCAGAATTCCACGGCCCTAACACGGACGATTGAGAAACGTGTCTGATCCAATAGTAGCGGGATACGCCTGAACCAACTGGGTCAATGTAAACTCGCCCTGTAGACACACCAATTAATTGCGCGTCTCCAATAACATCTGAGTCGTGGCCATAGATCTCAGAGAAAGAGTGATTAAGATATCGCGGATAATCCCAGCTAAGGTTTACTTGCGAGTAAGCCCCGTTGGCTTCAAAGTTAGTAGGCGCTGGAGGGGTAGCTGTATCTATGATCTCATTAACACCAAAACCCAAGTTACCACCATTTAGGTTGTTAGGGTCAAAAGGTGTCGCTTTGAGAGAAACTGCAAGCCCCGAGTCAATAAGCTCGCGCAGAGTAATCGCGCGATCAATCGGATCTCCTCTAAGGCCTAGCCGTATCTGTAGTGCTTCAGATAACGCCTCCAGGTATCGCCGAGTTTCCGCGTCTACTGATACAGGAGTCCTGGGTATCCCTGGTACTTGTGTTGGTTTGCTCATAAACTACGGATCTCGTCCATGCCCTGTGCTAAACAAAACTCATTAATATCAGTACCCTCAACCTGAATCTCCCACTCTTGCGCAACTACAGCTGGCATACGCATCACTGGCTCACGCAACGTGCCGTCACTTATGCCGCTTGGTACAGTCGTAGCCTGCGTATATGTTTCATTAAATTTACTAAGTACATAATGAGCAACAAGCATACCGTCTCCCCAGACCTTCACAGTCGCTGGGTAGATGTCTGCATGTACCGATACCCAGCCCATCGACACTGGGGTGGAAGTCACAAACTTCTTACTCTTAAATTTTAGCGTTTTATTACCTGTGCCACCTTGGTACTTTTTAATCTTGTTACCAACAATGATGTAGAGCTGACCATCTTTAGGGTTACGGTAACCCCCTCGGACATCGGCGTCCAAAGACAATGTAGAAAGCGCGGCTTCACCGCGTCGTGGGTCATAGACCCATCCACCGCCTGAGTGAAATGCAACGTACGCACCTTCGTGTCTAAAAGCGCGAATAGTTGTTGGGTTAAAGTCTGCGTTCCATTGCTTTGCCGAAACCTGACCTTCAGTAACCACGGACCCCGAAGCGCTCTGCACGGAGCATAAACCATCTGGCCCTGCGTAGAGTACGTAGTCGCCCATATCCACGACACTGTGTATGTTGATACAGGCTTGTGCTAAATCTACACGAATCGCGGTCATGGACGACGGTTCGGTGCCCGTGATGAAATAAGGCTGGCCATCAGTTAACGCCACTACGCCGTTAGAAGTTGCTGCAATAGCAACAATATCTTCCTCCGTCGTGATTCGGTATTGGATAGGCCAAGCATGAGGGAGAAACGGTTCACTGAGGCAAAACCGCTTACCAGTAAAACCAGCCATCGTGCCTTGCGATAAAGAGATCAAACCTTGGAGCTGCCCATCAGGGTACAAAGTACTGTCATCATCTGGTGGGCCGATCCAACTGCCGCTTGGCAACACTTCACCTAACGCAGCAGCTTCTTTGTTATCCGTAGTATTCTCGGTAGCAATCGCTATAGTTGCGACAAATTGGAACTGTGTGTTTGTTGAACCAGTATTAGAACGGTATAGGCGCTTATACGATCCGGTGCCGAGATTATTACCAGACGCGAAGGTCTCATTTGGAACGGCAATCGCAGCTGTCTGTCCATCAACCATCTCAACGACAGTAGAAGGATCGCTTGGTGGACCTTCGCGACCGTCCGAAGTAACGTACGTATAAACATAGGAAATATCGTTCGGTGTGAGCGTAGCATCAACATCGCCAGATATAACCACAGTTGGCGCGGACGACGGAGCGGGAACCCCGAGCCGGTAAGAGGTAGCAGGGTATGACGCACCACTGACTATGGTGCTAGACCAACCGATGCGCGGGTAGTCATCTCCAGTAAAGTACAGGCGGTCTGTAGTATCACCAGGAATTGGTCCAGGGACAACGTCTACTTCGTCATTCCACTGCAACCACACAGAAGAGCTGCCGTATTCGTATTTGTAGATACTTCTTCGCACAGCACTAGCCAGCGTGAACTCATCGATATCAGCCTTAGTGGATACAAGCCGACCAGACTCAAAGTCTATATTCTCAGCTATCT